TTGGAACAAAATCTTCCCCTTTTGTTTTTTTCTTCAGAAGGTGCTACAAGAAATTCCTTATTGCATGCTTCGCAAAAATGAGTTTTTCTTGTTTTTTGATTCTTATAGAAACATGGAAGAGAACAATAACCGCGATTGGAATGTTTAAGTCTAGATTCAAGAAATTGAATTTCAATTCCGCAAGTTTTGCAGTTAGTAGTAATTCTAGGAACTTCAAGGGCTTTGTTAGCACATTTTTTAGAACAAAAGCATTCTTTTTGATTTTTAATTCTATGTGCTGCTATTTGAAAAAATGCTTCACATATTCTACATTTAAGAATGCTACTAGTTTTTTTGAATTCATACTGGCAAATTGTAGAACAGAAAAGATGTTTGTGCTTTTTAATTTTATAGGGATAAGTTTCAAACGATTTATCGCACTTGGCACAATGAACAATCATAGACTAGAGTATAGTTTATGAACGAATTTAAAACAAGAAAAACGAGGTATTTTATGGCCTACGATAAAGGCAAATTAAATGGTGGCGGAAAGTTTATGGACAACGGTGTTGGAATGTGTTCATATAAAAAGTCGCCAATGAGTGCTGCAAGTAGAGTAGCTCCAGAATGTGGTCCTGGCATGAATAAAGACCAACAGAAAGCTAACAAATTGTTGCAAAAAGCACAGAAGCAACAAGATAGCTTAAGGGGGATGAGTGGGATGTGATTTGTGATGTTTAAGATGGCAACTGCGACACAAAATAATCAAATTAGAAATGTCATTATTAAGACGATTATGATCTTTATGATGTACATCCATGTATTTCTTTATTTTATTGCAGAAAGTACATTTTTTAGAAAAATTAGAGTAAGCAATTTCTCTATATCTTCCTATTCCATGTTTATAATTACTGTCTTGTTTTCCTCGTGGTTGAGATTTATTACTACAAATGAGAGAACAAAATTCTTTTTTAGAATATTTTGCTCTAGATTTTGGAAAACTAAAATCTTTTCCGCAAAATTTGCATTGCCTAGTGATTTGCGCATTAAGCTTGATAGCTTTATATCCGCATTTTGTAGAACAACTAATTGTTTTACTTTTAGACAATCGGAAAATTGCAACAGAAAATTTATTGCCACAATGACAAGTCAATTCAACTTGTTTTTTCTTAAACTCAGTAGCACATTCAAAAGAACAAAAAAGATTTTTATATTTTTTTGTCTTCCAAAGTTGAGTCTTAAAAACTTTATGACAAAAAGCGCAATTGATTTCCATATGCAACATGATGACACACGCGAGGTATTATGTCTGTAGGAAATTTAATGAAATGCCCTATTAGTGGTTTGATGTTGCCAAGTCAGTTTATTGACGAAAAAGTAGCATTAAAAAAAGTAATAGATGATTATGTGGAAAATGTTACAAGACAATTTTCATGGATTGATGGTTCATATTTTTTAACACTTCATGCGAAGTTTGATAAAATGAATCCTGAAAATTTTAATATTGATACACCAAAAATAACTAAGAAACTTCCTTCGTTTCTTTCAAATTCATTTGTATGGTGGATTTGTAATCGTAGAGGTATACGAGAGTTACTTTGGATGGTTGCTCCCACAAAAAAGGGAGAAAAACTAAAAGTAGATTTTAATCAATCAGGGGTCGCCTACCTGCAAGCAAAGGGCGCTATGCCTAAATCGTAAGGGGCTAAACTTACGCTACAAATGACGGAGAAATAACATATGGATGAGGAAGCCGTAAAGCCTCAAGCAGAGCCGATAGAGCAGATATTAGATCAACCTGAAACGGAAGTAGCGGTTGAAAGTGATGTAAAAGCTCCTGAGGTAAATGAGGAAGGGGAAGCCCAACCTAAAAAGACAATGATTCCTTTATCTGTTGCGCAGAAATTGCGAGAACAAAAGAGGGAATTGGAATTAGAACTTCAATGGGAAAGGCAAAGAAATGCACAAGCTCAGGCAACTGCACAAAAGCCTCCAGAAGAGGATAATTCACGTTTTGAATCTGCTACCAGAGAAGATGTTATTCGCTCTCAGGAGGAAGCTGTCCGAGTCGTTGAAGAGCGACATTGGATCAGGAGTAATCCAGAGAAATATGAAAAGGTTAATGAGTATTTACCTCAATTTTTAAAACAAAGACCTAATCTAGCTTCTGCGATAAACCAGGCACCAAATAGATATGAAGAGGCATTTACACTTATGGAAGCATTGACACCAAAACAACAACAGCAGCTAACAAAGCCACCAGTTCCTAAAAAAGAGGCTCCAAATGCCCCAGGAGTTGTGCCAAAAGCTGCTGTTATGAACGATGCTTTAGACGTAATGAATATGTCTGATTCTGAATTTTCTGCTTGGAGGAATTCGAAGAAAAAGCGTAGATAGGCATAAGGAAAATTATGTCAGTAACAACAACATCCGGCTACGGCTCGATGGCTGATAGATGGGCACATCGTGCACTTCTACAGCGATCCAAGCCTCGTTGCGTGCACAATCTTTTTGGTCGCGCTTTTACGCTGCCACAAAAGAATACCGATACAATGGCATTCAGACGTCAAGAGAACTTGAATTCTGATCCCGTTGTTCTTTCCCAAGATGCAGATCCTGCACCTGAACAAGTACAAAAATTCGACATCAACGTGACGATCCAAGAATTTGGTAAAGTCGTGTTGCTCGGTCGAAAAGTTCTACTTGTTGTGGAAGATGATACAGCTTCAGAAACCGCAGATAACCTTTCTCAGTGCATGCACACGATGCTTGATAAAGTTACCCGCGATGTTTGGGACGCTGCTGTTCCACAGATTTCTTGCCTAAACGGCTCGAATGGTAATGCGATCACAGAATTGACACAAATAGACGTAAACCGCGCTATTCAATATTTGGATGATAATGATACGGAGAAAATGACACCAACCATTGAGGGAACTTCCCGATTTGGAACAGGTCCAGTTGAAGCTGGTTTCTGGGTGACTGCTCACGTTAATTTGAAAGCAGATATTCGTAATCTGGATGCATTCGTTCCAACTTCACAATATGGTTCGCAAGAGCCAGTATTGCAAGCTGAGTTCGGAGCAACCGATGAAGCTCGTTGGGTTACTTCTACACTTGTAAAAGTATCTAGCGCAAATCCAGCAGTTTACAACAACACTTTTGTTGGGGCAAATGCTTACGGTTATGTAGGACTCGATGAGGTATCTACAGAGATGATCTTGAAGCCTCTTGGGTTCAACGATTATTTGAACCGTTTTCAATCAATGGGCTTTACAGCATGGTTTAACGCTGCAATCCTCGATGATTCTCATATCGTAACATTGCTTTCAACTAAAGCATAAGGAGGATTAGCATGTCAGACTTATTTCAAGGGCAGACAATGACAGCGGCATATAAATTTATATCTGCTGGTGCTGCTCATACATTTTCATTCGACTTTCAGCCTGATAAGGTAGTATTTAACAACCTTACCAAGTGGACTGCAACAGCAGGCGGAGATCCAATTTCCGTTTGGTTTCGTGGTCAAACAACAACAGCGCATGCTTTTCAAGAGACTGTAATTGATTCAGCAGCAGCTCAATCTTTCAACTTTAAAGATGCCAGTACAAATGGATTTACTGTTGCGGATACAGCAGGTGGTGTGGATTCATACCATGCGACTATTTCAGGTATTACACAAGCTGATCCTTGTGTGATTACGCATAGTACTTTTACATTCCAAACCAATCAAATTATAAGGATTACCGATTTGGGGAGCGATATGCCTACAGCTCGTGGTATGGACCAGTTGAATAACCTACGGTTCAGAATCGTTGTTCTCACTGCTACCACATTCTCACTAAAAGATGTAATTACTGGAGAGCCTATTGACTCAACAGCGTATACAGCTTATGTGTCAGGTGGACGATTAACACTCGAGACTGCGGTATTGAGTCTCAACAATCCGCAGGTTAGCCCATACGATGTAACACCGTATGATCCTAATCCGTACGCCTTTAAACCGATCGTTTATCAGCTTACAGCAGGCACAGATGTGATGCAAAGTGACAACGATGTGTTTTTGGTGGAGGTTTATAAGTGGGGCCAGATAACTGATTTAGGTGATTTAAGCTAAATCCCCTAGATATTAAATTCCCTCCTAGATATACTTAAATTATATTTAGGAGGGTTTTATGGTAATATGTAATAAATGCAATCAGGAATTTGAAGGTAGCAAGTGTAAGCCATGTCATAATTCGTATATGAAGGCTTGGAATGCAGCAAATCCTGAAAAAGTTAGAGCAACTAAGAAAAAAAAATATGAAAAAAGCAAAGTTCATATTCTTGCAAAAACGAAAGAATGGGCAGAAAAAAATAGAGATAAATCCAATGCGATAAAAAAAGCCTGGAAAGAGCGTAATCGAGAAAAATATCTTGAACATCAAAGAAATTATGCAAAAGAAAAATATGCAGAAAATCCACAAAAGTTACAAGAAATACACAAGCAATGGATAAAAAATAATCCTGAAATTTATAAAGAAAGTAGCAAAAAAAGCGCAGCTAAATCATATCAAAATCATAAAGAAAAAAGAAAAATAAGCGCAAAAATATATGTTGAAAAAAACCGTGAAAAAGTTAGAGATCAGAGAAGAAAATGGAAATCAGAAAATAAAGAATATGTAAAAAAGAAAACTTATGAATATATTGCGCGATATCCTGAAAAAAAGAAAGCTGTGCAAGCGATAAACAATGCAATACAATATGGGATTATGACTCGTCCTGATAACTGCTCAAGATGCTTGAAAGAATGCAAACCAGAAGGCCATCATCCAGATTACAGCAAGCCTTTAGAGGTAATCTGGTTGTGCAGAGAGTGTCATAATAAGGAACATGGTAAATGAGTGCCCCAATTGGACAGCTTACAGAAAGAGTGAATATTGTAGATGTTACAAATGCTCTTCCATGTGAAGTGACAACAGAAGAAGCTCATGGTTTTTCGACTCATTCATTTGTTCGTTTAACAGACTTAAATAGCTCTATACCTATACATAGAGGCGTTGATCCTCTCAATAATTACAAGTTCAGGATCATTGTGACGAGTGATACAACATTTACTTTGCAAGATCCGATTACATTTTTACCTATTGACTCAACAAACTATCCTCCTTATGTTGAAGGGGGAAGCTGCAATTTAGTGCAGCAGACTTATATTTTTTATCCAAGTGAAGATCAGGAATTCCCTAACTAGGAGTAAATAAATGGGAAGACATAAAAATGTTGCGAATAGAACAGAAGGCGATATAATGGAAAGCAGCCTTAAGGTGGCTGAAGAAGAGAAGCTTCCGATTGAGAATATGCCTCTAGAGACACTTAGAGATTATCGTTTGTATAATGAAGAAGCGCGTAAACTCAATAAGAAATTGAGGATGTGTCGTTATCCAATCAAGCAATGTCCTGTGGAACTTCATCCAAAACAGCGCATTAAATTTGGCAACAATGATAAGTCAATGAATCCTGTTCCAGTATTTTTGAGCAATCATTTGATTCACTATGATGAAAAATTAATCCCTGGACATATCTACGATATTCCTGAATGTATTGTGCATTATCTTAGTGAAAAAGGTTATCCAGTATGGGGTTGGGTCACATTAAAAGATGGATCTAGAGAGACTCGTGAAACAGGTAAACAACCTCGATTTTCATTAACAACAGTTTATCAGGAAGCATAATATGGCTCGTACCGTTCAAGATACTTTAGATATTATGAGAGTGGCGATTGGTAGGAGGAATGAGAATGATCCTGACTCTAGTGATAGTCTTCTTCTTAGGTATTTGAATGATTTCGTCAGTCTTTCGATGCCTAACGACACAAAACTTTTCGAAAGTTTTGGAACGCTTACATTCACCATTGATGAGTCAAACACAACTGGTGTTTATACATTCAATGAGGTAGGAGCGGATACAGAGTTCATGAATATATCTCAAGAGGCATACATTTCACTTCTTGATCCAATCAATAATTCTGTGTCATGGAATCAGCTTCCAATTTGGCAAAATCCCGGTGACTTCTTTTCCATCTGGGGTATCAATAATGATGAAATACTCATTCCAGGATATCCTACGATGATGTTGTATTATGGGAATGAATTTACTTTTAGAACGATACCAAATGATAGTTACATGATAAAGATTTTCGGGTATAAGAAAAATGAGGATTATCCAGATGCCGATGAGCCTTTACAGTTTGATTATTGGCTTCGTTATTTGGCTTATGGTGCAGCTGTGAATTATGCGCGAGATTTTAGATATGAAGCACAAGCTAGATCATTGATTGAGGCATCATTTAAGAGTGAAAGAAAACTGCAATTGACACATGCACACAATCAGGTGAAAATGGCTCGAGCACTTCCGAGGTTTTAGATGAATGTAGGTATGATATTTACGTTTATTATAATGGGTGCTTTGCTTGCAGGTATGATGTATCTTTTATATCGAACTCACAACATGGAAAAGTAGAAATGCCGTTTCGTAGCCAAAGCCAGCGGGCTTACTTATATTCTCAAAAGCCAGAGATAGCAAAAGAGTTTGCAGAGCATACTCCGAAAGGAAAAAAGTTACTTAAGAAAGTAAAGAAAAAACCAAAAAAGAAAGGGAAGAAAAATGCCTAAGATGATGAAAGCCAAAGGAAAGGCTGTGAAAGGGAAGAACTTCGTTGAAGATGATGAAGAATATGATAAAAAGCAGATTAAAAAGCAGGGTAAAGAAATGCGCACTGCTGGGTTAGGTTTAGAATTGAAACTTTCTCAAAAAGAGCAAGGATATTCCAAGAAGCCTCGTGTGAAGCCTCAGAAGAAGGCTGGAAAGATTGTTAAAGGGCAGAAAAAAGCTTATTAAACTTTAGAATTAGGTAAAATATGCCATGGAATACAGTCTGTCCCTTGGGATCTGTCTCTGTTAAAGCTAACAAGACAGTCATTCAGACCAATATGACTTACATCGAAACGACGATGGGAAATAGTGTTGTCGGGACGAATGCAGTTACAACACGCGATCACTTTTGGAATGTAGGAGCTAATGAGGATGGTCGTCATCGATTTATTCAATCTCCTGCATTCACAGTAGGTGCATTACCAACAGATCCCGTTGTGGGGACTGGTATGGATAGTGTTTTGTATGCAAAGACGACGAATGCACGTTCTGAATGGTTCCATAGAAACGCAGCAGGTATCTATCAGTTCATTCCTTCATTTCTAACAGGAACTCATGTAATCACGGGAAGTTTTACAACCATGGTTGCAGTTCCTGCTAGTGTGTA